ATTCACATTAATATCTTCAACTTCGTCTGAAGTTAAAACATAATCATTTTTTCCTGTTTTCTCCATCTCTTCTTGTTTGTCATCGAAGAATTGTGAAAGTTTTTGGTTGAATGGGTATGAATCGTAACTTCTCAACTCTAATTTTTCTTGAGGAGTTTTTTCACGATACTTCTCAATTTTATTTTCAAGTGAGTTTAATTTATTCATAACATTATCCATCTCACCCAATTTAGCCTCTAAGTTAGACAATTGGTTAAACAAGTTTTCAAAATATTCTTCTTGTTTTGTTTCAATATTTTTTTGAGAATTAACTAAATCAGTTATTTCAAGTTCTTCAGATTCTTCACCTTCAGCACTTGTTTCTTCTGATTGTCCCTCATCGTCAATTTTTTCAACGTCAGGGTCATTGGCAACATCAATTGGTTGTGGTGCCCCTTCTCCTGGTGCTGGTGGTGGCACTGCTTCAGATGCTGCAGGTGCCGGTGGAACTTCTCCTCCCGGTGCCGGTGGTGGTGGAGTTAACGCCTCCAACCCAGCTGTTGGGTCTTCAGGTACCTCAGCGTCTTGTTCCATAATATACTTATTAATATTATGATATCTTGCTATTTCTTGTATTAATTTCTTGTCTAAACCCATTTTGATTATCCGTTTAATAATTGTTTAATTCCTCCTGCCGTCTCAACTCTAACTTTTCTATTAATAGTTGTTTGGTGTCCGGCTCTTTCAATAAGACCATCTCTTTCTCTTACAGTATAACAATCACCTGTATCTAAATCACAAACTTGTTGTGTTCCATCTCCGTTATCTTCTTGTGAAAATCTTGTTGATTTTCCAAGATAGTTGTCTAATGCTGATTTTATGTTCATAAAATTGTTTTTATTATAAATATATCGTTATGTTATAAAGTGAAAACGTCACTTACTATAGTTTGAACTAAAACTTCACCACCAATCGGAGATGTATTACCATACGGTTTATATTGTACTTGTAATCTAAAATTCCCCAATTTATTAATATTAATTAAATTAGTGTATTGAGTAGAGGCACCTCCACTACCACCATAACTTGCAATTTCATATGTTTCAGCATATAAAACTCTATTATTAATAGCTTTTGGTTCGTCAAATGGTTCTTGAGTTGTTAATTGATATGTAATATATCCTCCATCCGGTTTTTTAATATTATAATAACTCCAACCATTTCCTTGTAACTCAGTAGACTCACCTATTTTAATGAACGCAATTTGTTGAGGTGGAAATGTTGGTAATGTTTGACTAGTTGGAACATTAACAACCGGAACTTGAGATTGATTTGGTAATGTATACCAAACTCTGAACGGGAATTGTTGTATAACAGGTTGTTCTTGCCCTTTATAAGCTTTAAGAATAAACACAATATCTATTTGTGTTTTACCTTCAATTTTTGGTATATCATTTATAAAATAACTTTCAACATCTGTCAAGGTAACATTAAATTCATTATTTGATACTTGTCCACCAACACCTATTACACTTTGTGAAATATATTTTCGAGTTACCTTACCATTAACTTCTTCCAATTCATACACAACATATTTCATATCCGGATTAGGAGACATGATATATCCTGTCAATTGTGGATTTATCTTAACATTTAATGACTGAGTCTTACTATCATTTAATTGAACCTCGGTTCCAATCATGGTTAAAGGACCAGTATTTTGAGGATTAATATTTGGTGTCTCTGATTGAGTCGCATTTGCAGTTTGATTTTGAGGATTTTCATACCCACCTGGTGATGCGGCAGATGATGCAGTAATTGATGGGTCAAATGTATAATTATTTTCACTTGTTACAGTACCATTAGGCGTTACAATAACAATCTTACCTTTACTAACAACATCCCCTGTTCCAACTTTAGGAGTATTAAATCTCAATGTTGTATTATTAAATACCGTGAATCCTGTTGCAGGAACACTAACACCATTAACAGTAATTGAGGTTGCTCCATTAAAACTAACACCATTAACTTGAACTATAGTTCCAGTGTTACCTGATAAAGGAGAGAATGATGTAATAGTTGGTGGAGGACAAGATAATTGTGAAGTAACCACTGCAGTATTTGGAACACCATTAGTCGTACCTTGACTTTCAACTTTATTAATTGTATTTTTTAAATCCTCAACAATCGCTTTAGTTGCAACACCGACACTAAGTGCCGAAGTCAACGCTTTATCAAATGTTTCTTTAGTTTCAGTATATTCTTTAGTATGTGAATCATAAGTGGATTCACTAACATTTTTAACCGGCCAATAACAAGCATAATATTTAACAAGACCTAAGGTCAATACTTGTGGAACTCTTTCCTGTAATCTAGCAGTCATAAACGATACAAACGTATCAATTGACGCAAAATTAGCAATCGGTGTTGTTCCTTTCGTTGAAGGGTTCGGATTAAGATTTACACAAGAATATGTACTAAGGAATGTATCATCAATCTGACCGTAATCAACATTTAGTGGAGCGGTTGCAAAGTTATAATTCCAACCATTAAATTTACCTAAATTACTATTACTGTCTTTTTGGAAAGTCCTAAGATAACAAATGCAATAAATAATTGTCGCCAATTCAGGATTATTTGGCATAATTCTTTTAAGAACACTCGCAAATTCAGTCTCAGTCACTCCTGTAAGAACTGCATTAGTTGCCTGATATTTTTTAGATAAATAAATTGGAAGTACCTGACTTTCACATTCATTTGTGGTTCCTTTTGTGTTATTCGCAGATTGAACAGTATTACTTGTTTTACTAGCATCTGTCGAACCACTCAACACATTAATAGTGTCTTTCTTAATTTTAAGAAGTTCCTCAACTTTTGTTAATAAATTTTGATTAATACTTTGAATAAAACTATCAATTGCAGGTAAATCATAAACCCCTTGTCTAATACCTTCAAATTGAGTTTGGAATTGTCCGGGTTGTATTGAATGTGAAACTTGCTGTATCATATACGGTCCATTAAACATTGGAACGTGCCTTAAATTAAAATACATTGTTGGTTGTAATAAGGCGTTCCCTAAACAAACAACAGAACATTTATAACTTCTTTGTTTATAAAGGTTATACAAACCTGCATTTTGCGTCGCAACATTTTTACCTGATGCTTGGTCAACTATATTTATTTGAGTAGCAATTGATTCTGAAGTCGCAGTACCATTATCTTGAGAAACAGAGAATGAGTAAAATACATTTTGATTTCTTACTCCAATATCAACGGTAAACCCAACACATTTATTCGAAACCCCCCAATCTTTTTTACCAACTTGATTTTCAATCAAAGGATTTTCAGAGGCACGACTCATATTAAAACCATCATCTCTAAACCTAAAATTGCCTTTTGGTAAGTCTAAATATTGAGATGGTTTTCCAACATAAAAACAAACCATTTTAGAACTTGATTTTCTATAATCGACATCTAAAAATGTTCCCCATAAACTATTGGCAAACTCTAACGACCCTTCGGCTCTATTTGGTATTGTTGTACCATCTACATCCTGAACATTATAAAAATTAATATATGCAGGTAGATTCATCACAGTAAAATTATTCTTAATCAATAATCCACTAATAAACGTATAAACACTCATGGTTTCGTTTACAGATTTTTGACTAAACATACTTCTCATTTCAAAAATATCTAATAAGATAGTATCACCAATATTTCTTGACGCCCTATCCAAAAATAATATATCTTCAAACAATGTTTTAGTTTTGTAATCTCCACCCGCAATCCATTTATCATTTAAAGCTTTGAATACTTCATAGTTTTCAACTTTACTTTGTTGTCCATCAATTGCAGATTGAATTGTTTTCTCCGGTAATTGTTGTTGGTCAGGTAATCCTCGTCTAACCCCATCTAAAACAAGATTTAAAAAATTATCTTGTAACACACTCTCATTAGTTAGGTATTGGTTAATCTGAGCTTGGAACTGAGCAACTGTCGTACTCGGATTTTTTAATTTCTGAGTAGCATACATTTTAATAATTGGAGCCAATAACACAATGTTCTCAACTGAAAACAAGATATTATTATCAATAAAGAAATCTGTAATATATGAACCTGTACTACTATATCTAACATTATTTATTGTTGAGAATCCAACTTCGGTTTCAAGAGCAATCCAAGCATTTGGATTTAACAATTGAGACTGACTAAGACTTAATGTACTTGTTTTAGTCGGTAATGTGTTTTTTACATATGGTTGAAATTTAATTGGGTCAACAACTTTTTGTACGTTATTATGTGAAAGATATGAATCAAAAATTCTTCTATTATAATTTGATGGATTACCATATCTAAATAAGACATCATAATTCATAAAATCTTTAATACCTGCTTGGAAAATATTATATTGAACATCAATAATTTTCGAAAAATATTCAGATTCCGAAACACCTTTACCTTGAACAGGTACCGTCATTAAATTTCTAAATAATGATTGGAAATTTCTAAATGTCGCATTAACTTGAACTACCGATGTTTCAAACTGAGAAACTTCCGCACCTGTTGAACTATTTGTAATTGGTTTACTAAAATTTAAAAACTCTTGTTCAAATGAATCTAATATTTTTTTATTAAAAACTGAAAATATCTCTTCAATTTTAGTGTAATTATCTCCATTCAAAAAGTATAATGGAGATTGTGTTTCACCACTATTAATTAAATTAATATAAGAATCCGGTTGAGGGTATGCAATTTGATTACCATCAAAATATCCATAATTAGGGGCTGCCCATAAAGTCCTAACCGAACCATTATAAACACTAGGGTTTGACGTTAAATTAACTTTAGTATTGTCACCTGTTGTTAAATCACCAATACAAGCAATCTCAGATTGATTTAGACTATTACCAAATGACGGAACTACAAAATAGTCGGTACCCTTAGTATTATTAACAGGATTACAATTAACTTCAGGATAATAATTACTACTACTAAGTAAAACCGAATATGTCGTAACACTTAATGACTTACCATTTTGGTTTGCCTTTATATTAGAATCTTTATAGTTAAACAACTTCATCCCACCATCCACGCTTTTTTGAATTTCAGCGTTAGTGTAATTATCATACAATTCAAACCCATTATAAAAAACGTTGAAGTCATTAATTACTTTAGGATAAAATCCAATATTCATATTCGCAGTAATCGGTGTCTCTTCTTGTAATGTTATTGAAACAGGGTCACTATTATATTTAAACTGATAGTTTTGAGTATTTGAACTTAAAATAGGACTATAATTTGTTGTGTAGTCAAAGTTAGTCCAAGACGTTGTTAAAATATCAACGTTAGATTCTTTGTATTTTTTATAACGATGCCAAATTGAACCATACTTTAATATCCAAGCATAAGGTAATTTATGAATTGCACCAAATTTTTTCAAACAAGATGAAATATAATCTAATTCATCAACAAAAGTTCCCGTATTAGTTTTATATCTCTCTCTTAAAGTTGCTAATGGTAATGAATTTAAGAAAAGGTAAGCTGATTGAACATATGGATATGGGTCACTCCTTCTATTATTTTGAACACCATTTATTATTGAATTAACAAAATACGGTGTATTCAACATAGAAGTTGTGGTTTTGAATGGTAACTGATTTGTTGGTGTCGTAAAATTACAATACCCTTCAGTCGCAATAAAATTTTTAGGTTCTCGAGTCTTATAAAAATCAACAAACCCATAAGGATTTAATAAATTAAATTGTACCGCAACTAATGACGGATTTTCATTTTGATAAAATGAAAAATTTGTAACCGGTCTATTAGTTGTAAAATCATAAACATCATTAAAATTTGAAATAATTTTTCTTGGTTCAAATATTTTTAAAGTTTTCTTTGTGTTATAAACTTCGTTACCCACAGATTTATTACTTGAACTTAAATTAGTTAAACACCACGTAGGGTCTGTATATGGTAATGTATCCACAACCAATGGTTCATTTGACGCATTTTTTAACAATGTTTCAAGTGCTAACGATTTAGTACTTACTTGAGGTATTTTTCCAATATCTGATGTTGATAAAATACTATACGAGTTATCCACCAAATTTTTAATATATGGTGTGACAAAGAAATCACGAATATAATCCTGATACGCTCTTCCGGTACCATTATTTGAAATAGTACTCAAGAACTCAGGATATGAATTTGCCTTTAAATTATAATTTTTAAGTTTTAACGTTAGATATGGGGAACTTATTCCAAGACCTTTAACAATATTATTAACCTCAGCCTCAACATTTAACTTAATTAATTCATCAATCTGATTAGAGTTTGCTCTAATTAGTCCTGAATAATGAGAGGTTAAAAATTGTCTCTCCCAAATTTCATAAAAGAATTTTACCTCTTCTTTATTAACATATGGTAATCCTGCTGACGGAAATTCAATTGCATTAATGTTAATTCTATTAGTATCTCTTTCATTATCTAATGGTGGTGGGGCAATTGGTACACTGAATTTTTGTGTTATACCTTTCATATACTCCTCAACAAATTCAACTTCAGGCCATTTATCAAACAAGTATCCTTGTGTTAAGTCAACAACCGTTGGGTCCGCAATATATTTTAATTGGAATCTACCTTTTTTATCTTCAGGTGTTTCAACAAAAAATAACGGCCATGGGTAAACAGGCTCTTTAGCATTTGATAATCCTTGATTTGATTCTTGAGCACTCGTAGATATCTCAAAATTTTGTCTTGTTTCTGAACTTTGAGCGGATGACGTATTGTCCATAATTGCCCGTTTTCTAACAGGGTCATATTTAACATTCCAAGCATTTGTATGTACATCATCTAATAAACGAATAAACGCCTCTGCTGACGCCATAACAACGGCAATCATATTTCTTACGGTAGGGGTAAAACCTAATCCTGTTGAGGTATCTTCAATTTTTCTCAATAATTCAGCAGAAATTAATGACTCATATTCTGATAATTTTTTATTGGCATTAGTTTCAAGTAATGAAATTTGACTATCAAATCTATTATTACCTTCAAATATAAAATAAGTAGGAGGCACAACTTCAGGTGTTTTTGTCCCATTAACATCTTTTAATTCAACAATTGGAATTTTTGTTTGGTATATTTGTTCTTTTAGAGCATTGATATCATCTTCGGTTGGTAATGCTTTACCTGTTTGTACTCTAACTGTTTCCTTCCAATTAATTGCCCCATCCGCTAACTCAATGGTAAGGTTAACATATTTAATTGGGTTTGGTATTGGAGACTCACCATTATCACCTAAAGTAGCATTTTCTGCCAACGCTTTGTTAAATTTAGTTACATAAGTTTTTAATAATTCAATCGCATCATTTTTTGCTTTCGGTTCTAATTTTTTGAAAACATAAATCCTTTCATTTGTATTATTTAAAATAATTGGTTTTGGGTCAAGATAAGTATTAAACCAAGAAACATTAGCACCTCTAACGGAAGAAAAATATTGTTTTAGAATTTCTTTATAATTTCGAATATTTGTCAAAGGTTCAACTTTGGCCTTAGGAAACGAATTCATTATATTATTCTCAAACGTACTTAACTTAGTCATTAATTGAAATACCGTTAATTCAGGTAAATCAGGAGCAATTAATCCTTTAGATTTATATTCACTATAAACCTCAGCAATTTTTTGATAACCTCTTTCTGAAACTATTTGAGTTGTAAAAGCATCACCACTTTGTGAGTTGTTTTTAGTAACAACACCTTGTACACTTGATTGGGATTCAGCCGCTTTGTTTGATTCTTGAGTACCTCCCGGAGTTGTTGAAACATTAAAAGTTTGCCCATACATATGCGGAACCGCCAGTAAATGCCCCATTGAGATTTCATTAAGTACATTAAACTTATATCCTTTAAACTTTAAACTAACTTGATAATTACCACTGAACGAATTAAATCTAGCATTAAAAGTTTCTAAATTTAATTGATATCTAATTGCCTGTCCATAAAACCCTTTTAAGGTTAAATAAAATGGTGGATATGGTAAATTAAAAAACGCAGCATATGGAGAATTATTCCCTAATTGAAATAATGCTTTACCTTGAACGTCTTCCAACTCCATCGTAACCGAAGGAACAAATGATGAATTAGTAGTAACATTAATTTGTGTAATACCTAATAATCCATTATCAAAAACATCTTTTAAATTTGCCGGAGAACTAATAACATAAGGTGTATCACCATCTTTTGGAACTACCGCCTTTTCCATCATTTGATTATCTCCTTTGAATTTTGTTGTATTCTCTCCAGTTAACTCATCATAATACCCTACACCTAAAAACGAATCTTTAGTTGGTTTTAAAAAATTCATTTTAGCAACAGAAATTGTTCTAATTCTATCTTCAGGACTTCCTCCTACCGCAAGTTTAGTTCTTGGAAGAACTTCCGCTTCCAAATTCGCATACATAACTAAACTCTCATGGTCTATTAATCTTTCTTGTATTTTACCCGCTGAGTCAATTGTTTTGTTAGGGTCAACAACAATAATATTATTGTAATCAAACTCTACCAATATATCTCCGTTGTTGTCCGCTCTTAAGTTACCTGCCATAATAATAAAAATGATTTTCTATCGCACCCTTGTAGTCCTGTAATGAAGGTAGTAATGGAAATGGTATAATCAATACCGCTCCATCATAAATGGTGTTTTCTAAACCACCAAATTGAGGATTAGCTTGGAGTATTAACCACCCAAAATATGGTGAGTCATAATAATCTTGAGATACTTTATCTAATCGACTTCTACCCACTTTATAAATAAAGGCCTTATCCGTAGATTTTTGAGGTAACTGCACGTAAGGTACAACGGTTTGTTCACCGTTAATTAAAAATTCACTATACCTATTCCAATATTGAAATGCCATTAATTAAGTTTTACTTTTGATATGTATGCCGATGCTGAAACCCCATCTTCAGAGTTCCATTTATTATTATCCGTATTTCTATTTGTTGTATCCGCTAATGATGATATCATAGTTTTTTGTGATTTTTTATCATTATCAGTTCCATCCGTTTCTGTTGTATATGTTAATACCCTTGTTTTTTTGTCAAATGGTGTGTATTTTAAATAATTTTTCAATTTATTTTTCTCAACATCATCAACAAATGCCTTTGTAATATTATTTTCATTAACAAATAATGGTCTTGTTTGAGTAACCCAATAATTATCAAACTTAGCCTCAACATCATCAAAACCACCACTTAGTAAACCACTATTGTTAATAATATTACCAATCATCGCAGTTTTAAATGTTTCATATTTTTTTGTATCAACAACATCGTCAGAAACTACCATATAAACTCTTCTAAAAATATTATCTTCAAATTGTGTATTTTTACTAAATGGTTTAAACACATTTTCAACCGTTATTGTACTATCAACAGATTTACCTTTAGTATCCGTCTCAAAAACTAAAACACCTTTATACGTTAATTTATCTGAAGGATTAATAAATTCAGTCTCACTCCAAATAAGAACATTAAATTCTTGAATACCATCGTATATTTTTTTAATGTCGTTAGCTAGTTCCACTAACGTATTAGACGCCCCTGTAGATGTTGTATGAACATCAGATGTCCCACTAGTCACATATACTTTAACCGGGCCTGATTTTGCTTGATATCCATCAGTACCGGTAACATAATCCGTTGTACCATCAAAAATTATTATATTCGCCCTTCCAATTGTTTGAATATATGTTTGTTCTGCGGTTGTAATATCTTGGGTTATTTTTGTAATTGCGTTTTGAAATGACGCTCGTTTGTTTTTAACTAAATTCTTATAATTTTCTTTTAATTGACGAATTACTTTTGGTGAAAAATTACAAACAGTTGACGACATGAATTTAATAAAACCTTCATCACCACTTTGAATGTTCGATTCTAATTCACCAAAAATTGAGTCAAATCTTTTTTCAACATTACTTGGTTTTCCAAATAAAACCAATTTAGTTTCTGAAACCCCAAAATTACCTTGAGTATACGAACGTTCTAACATCCATTGTTGTCTAACCGCATTATTATATTGATTAACACTTTCTTTTGTTTTATTAACAACCGTTTGGAAATATGTTTGAGTTTCATTAACAAATTTAACCATAAAGTCAGAATAACTAAGAGTACCTGTTTCAGTATTTCCGGATATAACATTTGTTAAAGTAACACCAATAGTACTATTATTGTTTTGTCCATTCTCAACTGCGGCTTGATTAATTGCCGGTGCCTGAGGAGGAGATGCCATTGCTAAAAATTCTTTATCTAAAACTTTTAAGAAATCTTCTTGTGCTGTAACATCCGCTCTATCATCCCAAATTTCAGTATTAGCATAATAATTAAATGTTAACGCGTTTTGTAATTTATCAATAGATTCTTTTAATCCACTACCACCCACAAATTTAAACCCTAAAGTCACATTCGCAATCATTGGTTGAATACCAATCCCTTCAGGATTAATATCTAACGATTCATACGCAAGACTTAATGATTCAGGTATAATTTTTGTATTATAAAAATCCCCAATACGTAATACTAACACCGGCGGTGCACCAAATGAAGTATTCGTTGCATTATTGTATTGTAATTGTTGTTTACCTGCGATATCTTTAATTGTTGGAATAGTATCTCCCGGTCTCATACATTGTTGTAAAAATGTAAGACGAGAGTTTAATCCTTCAGGTGTTGTTGAATGGAATGCTGGTTGGAAAAATTTTAACTTATCTCTAAGATTATCATAAACCATAGGTGTCTCAGCTTTTATTGTTTCAAAGTAATCACACTCCGATAATAAAGCTCTTAACACACGTTTAGTAATGTTATCCCTTGGTTTCCATTCTTGTGAAACAACTTCTTCAGTAACCGTTTTTAATACCTTATTTTCCTCAACAATTGTTGTGTATTGTGCCGGTGGAGTTGTTGTAGGTTGTTTAATTGTTGGTACTATTGTTTTGACATAACCTCGTCTACAAGCCATTGCATTTGTAGTAGTAATATCATTAGCACCAACTTGAGTATCTCCTCCAACGGCATTAGTATCACTATCAGAACAATTTACATTTGTACCAATTTTATAGGCTTTAGTAACCGCATCAAATTGTAATACCTGAGCGTTTTCACCGTATACGGTTGTTGCTTTAAGTAATAACTTTTGTTTTGACAAAAATGGTTTTAACACATCACTTTCTTCAAAAAACTTAATAATCGAAGCAATTCTTCTTTTTGCTAATTCAACATTATAAGATTGACTCGCAGGTGCAGAACAACTAGCGTCGATAGTAACTGTTATAGTACCATCACTATCTTTATATTGAGTTAATTGTTTTGCCAAATCATTAACAAATTCTTTCGCTAAATTATAATTTGGAATAACTACCGAGTCAAAAAATACGTTAGTTTGTTGAGAGTTTGGTCTAGTATTATAATATTGTCTATTATCCGAACTAGTGTATCTTGTAAATTCTTCAGTGTAATTAGGAATCGGTTTATCTTTCTTAGGAAAATCATTTCCAAAATAAAACCCTAACTGTTCATATTTTTTAAAATCAACATTAGTGTTTCCACCACCACCTTCTTGAGCTACATTAACATCCGCACCTGTTGGTGAATTAACACCAGTTTGAATAGTTTTTTTAATATACTCAGTTTGTTCTTTAGTTGTTTCTTTTGATGAAATCGCCTCTTGTAATTGATATAAATCATTTGGATTAACAGTATAATATTTTTTAGCCAATTCATATAAATCATATTTTCTACACCCGGCAAAGAATGATTCTAAAATGCTATCAACTCTAACTTTATTAGTTTCATTACTTAATATTTTATTAACTACAACATTCAATGCCGATGGATGGTCAACAACTATCTTCCACGTTAAACTACCTGAACGAGATGTACTTTTATAAGTGTAGATAGGCTCCGGTCTACCAAGGAATTCACTTGAATTCCAATTCGCTTGAGTTTGTTCAGTAAAACTTAGCCCATAAGGAGCAAACCACATAACTCTACCTCCATTAGGACCTCTCTCACATATCGCTAAATCCGCAACTGAAAATCCCGGAGTACTCGAGGTTCTCCACGCTAAGTTCTCCAATGAAAACATATATTTTTTAGCATACCCATTATTCATACCACCAATAAGGTTAGTTGAATCTTGCCCTCCTTCTTGCTTGTTTGGTACTATGTTTAAGTTATAGGTATTATCAAATACCGAATCAGAAAATCTTCTACCTGATGTTGTAATACCATCGACCTTTTGTAAATCATTGTATTGTAAATATGGAACATCTTTTGCAAAAATACGACAATATTCAGTACCAACCTCTTGACCAACAGCACCAACATATCGATAAACTTTAGAACCTTTAGTTATTTCTTTATATCCATCGTGGAAAACTTTACTAACTTGGTCAATAGCATTACCTACGTGTTGTAATCTTCGACCTCCTTGAGGTTGACTGTTAATTAATCTCTGAGTATCATCTAAAATAGAACCTCCTTTAAAAGTTCTGTTTGTCGATTCAGTTGTATTATAAGATGAAGGTTTAAAGTCTTCATCCTCATCTGTAACAACGCCACCTAAACCAACTTTTTTTCCGGCATTATCTTTATACTTAGGAGAAACCCAAGTAAAACCACCTTCAATACCACCACCATTAGAATATGTAGGCCCATTAGCACCTAATCTAACATCTTGACTTGGCCCCTCATATAATTGAGCCAGCTCTTGAGGTCCATATACTGGTGATTGTTGCTCTTTACCAAATTGGTCAACAGGTAAATCTCCTCCCGGAGAAAATATTCTTGACGGGTCAGAATTTCTTGACCCAACATAGAAATTACTGTTATCTGATAATGTTCCGGTTAAAGCCCCCGCAACTCTATCAAACACACTTCTATCAAAATTTGGTTTGTATTTGTTATAATCAATGTTTTTAAACAAACGTGATTTTTGACCTGCGCCTGTATTGTTATAAAAAATTTGTGAACCGGTTTGACCCGCACCTAATAATTGATTAAAAAAGTTTCCAACAGTTGTTCCGGCAATTGCGTTTGTAACTTGTTGAATTGTTGTAGGCTGACCCGGATTAATCGCTGGGTCAAAATAGGACCCCGGAATTAAACTTACAGGTAAAATACTACCTCCTAATCTAAGAGCAAAATCCGCGGCAGCTGTTATTGGATTCGAAGGAACCGTTATTTGCCAGTTTGGTTCTAATATTGGAACCTGTCCTGATAAAATATTAACTAAGTCAGTACCACTTGTAACATTTAAAATGTTGGCTTGTCCTATTGTTTCAAGTCTTATTCGAGCAGCAATTCTTTCTTGGAATTCATTTCTAAGTGTTTGTGCACCTAAACGAGCAATATATGAATCCTGGCTCAAATTACCATTACTACCGGTTGGGTTAGTTGATAATAAGATTGATAATGGAGAATACGATGAGGCAACAATTGGTCCCGGATATGGTTGTCCGTTACCTTGCCTATCTTGGTCAGGTCTAACTGTTTCTAAACTTGAAAATGATTCTGCTGAGTCAAACACATTTAACCCATCAGCATAAGCATTTAATGGCCTCCATAATCTTACCGCATCATAACCCTCATCAACAATATGAGCATCTTGTTGACCTGGTCCGTATTCTCCTTGATTAGAAATAGTATTGGTTAATCCATTTGGGTCAGGAACTTGCAGATACCCACCCTCATTACCATATCGATTTAGAGGATATAGTTGATTCGCTAATGATGGGACATCAATAAGTTGGTCAGGACTATCAATAACTGATAAATCTGACTGAATATGTTCATACGGAACTTGTACAGAAGGTCTACTTGGAGATTTAGCATAAGGTACTAAATTCCTTGTTATTAATTTCTTTCTGAAACCATCCGAATTTACGTAATCTAATGGACTATTTGACATCTATGATTTTTATTTATAAATAGATTAAGGTTGAGTTTTTATTTAGTGAAACTTACGCAGTATATGTTTTAGAAACCGGTTCTTTAGAGTTATTTGAATTCACAAATTTACTCATATAGTCTTGGAACGCAATTCCGTTAATTTCTTTATCGAACATTTGTTTCATTTGTTCCGTTGAAACACCTGTAGGCGCTTTAACATCAATTTCAATTTTACCACTCACGTCTACTTTAGCATTATTTACCTGAGCATTATTACCAATGTTATTATTATTCTGTAACGTTTGTATTTTATTGTCAATAGAAGATGTTAATGGTGATGAAGAAGTAGATGTTTTACCTCCGTAAGATTCAACCACTTTATTAACACCACTTTTTAATACACTCTCCCCGCCTGTTTGATTTGTTAATTTCGCAGCAATTTTTTCTCCAACCTCTTTTAATACTTCAGTAAATCTTTTTTGAGACGCGTCTAAAGTAGTTCCAAGACCATTTAATCCATTTGATAAAACATCAGTAAGAGGTTTATTACCATCTTTTAAATCTTTAGCAACATTACCTAACGTGGTTAACACACCTTCACTTAAATCCCTAAAATCTTTTGCTTTAATGGCGTCCGAAGTTTCACTAAGAACTGTTTTAGCCGCTCTTTGAGCTCCTGCAACACCTTGTCTCACTTGTTTTGGACTTGTTGTACCATACGCAAATGCGTCCCTCATACCTCCAACGGCAGCTAAAGTCTGTTTATCAATATCTAATTGAGCAATTGCGATTTCTTCAAGAGTTTTAGGTCCTTCTTTTTGTTCTTTTATTAACTTATCCATCTCCGTTTGAGTAATATCACTTAATTTCTTAGTATATTCATCACCCTTTTCATTTGTAAGTTTAACTTCATAATCACCACCTTCACCCATTTTGGCAATATTTGCAAGATATTGTTTATCTTCCTCTTTAACATTTAAACCAGCCATATTAACCGCAGATAATCTTTGGTCTAACTCTGCGGCGGCAAGACCCATTTTTGACATTTCTTTTGCACTAACACCTGTTTGTTTTTCCATTTCTCTAAGTGTTAAAACACCTTGAGGATTAATTTTAAAGGTTTTAGTTTTATCGTCAAAGTATGTAAATTGTTTTGCAACATCCGCCAAACTATTTTGTAAACCTGAAGGGTCGTTAATTGACTGATTCATTAATTGGAACGGGTCCGATAAATTACCTGCAGACACCCCTAATCTTTGAAACGCCGATGCCACTTCAATTGCGTTCTCAGGGTCAAGTACTTTATCCGCCAATTGAAATGTTTGATTCATATCAAATCTCAACATAGACGCCTGAGCTGCCATTTTAGTTAACCCCTGAACACCACCAACAAATTGGTATCGATTCATTTGGTCCATATTCTTACTAACATCAGCCATTACCGCTTTGGTATTACCACCAATACTACGAACATAGTTAACAGAATCTTCTAATTGTTTTCCAACTTGTTCAATACCAACACCAACATCTAAAAAAGCATTACTCAATTCTTGAGCAGACCCTCCAACAACTTGTGTTGCGGCATAAAGTTTTTCTACATCTTCAGTATTTGCAATAACATTACGTCTTGATGCTTCTGCAATACCGGTCATGGTTGTTTGAACATCCGTAATAGAACCCCCTAAACGAGTAATTCTTGGTACCGCATCGGATACCGACTTCATCAATTCAGACAATCTTTCTTGCCCTTGACCAAAAGTTTTATTAATTTCAACAGAAATTCTGTAACTATTCTCAATAGCTTTGGCTAAAGTGGTCCAATCTACAGTCGCCTCTTTAGCAAGTTTCTGTGCGAACGTTAAATCCGGAGTAACACTAGGGGTTGAACTAGGGTTAGCGTTAGGTGTTGTTGCCATAATTTAAAATAGTATTTTAATATAAATACAAAAGGACTGAGTTTTCAGTCCTTTGTGTTATCTTCAATCCACTTATCTAATAAATATTTTCTAACAAATAGTGGCATTGCTTGAAAATCTTGATAAGTTATATTCATTAATTTGTTCAAATAGTAGAATTCATCTATCTGTCCTCTTCTATAATCAGAAGAAAGGACGAAAAAAGTCAACCCCAAATCCGACATTAACTGTCATCTTTTCTCCTGATGGGGTGATTACAACTCTACTTAAATCTAATCTTGGTTCATTATCATTCATAAATTTTCTTATGAATTTTGAATCCAAAATCGGCATTTGTTCGATAAACTTAGCTATTTCTGATTTATCAGTACTTCCATTTACCTCTATAATTTCTTTTTGTAATCTCCAAGTAACTTTTGGTACCACTCTTCCTTTAGGATATGATTCTTCCAATTTACTTATTTCTAAAACTTCACCATAAGTTAACGGACTTAATTTAACCGTAGCTTGTGATTTAGGTAATTGAGTAATAAAAGTACCATCCTCATTTGGTATCTGCCCTTTAATAACATCCAATTCATCTAAAGGAACTGTAGCTTGGAATGGTTTTCTTGTTGAAGGGTCAATTAGATTTAAATTAATTTCTGGCCCAAAACCAGTATTTCTTAAAAAGATTAAAACCGCCTCTACATCACCTTCTAACATATCCTCGACTCTAAGGTCCGGTTCATAGATTTTACTTCTTAATAGTGTTGTGGTCATATCATTTCCACCCGCCATTAAAATGTTTTCATCATTTGCCGTTAGATAACCTACCTTGATAGATTTCTTTTTATTTTTGTAAAACACTCCTCCCGATGGTAGTGGTACTACATCGTGTGGTAACGTAAAGTTTTGTTGTCCGTATTCGATTGCTTGATTTTCCATATAAAAAAATAACCGTAAAGTTTATGTCTTTACGGTTAAATATAATTAGTATTGATTTTTTATAAATAGTATTAGTAAACTAACACACATCTATCCATACGAAGCGACGCAGTAATATCAGCAAGAGCATCAGTACTGTATCCTAATGAACCAAAATTTACTCCTGTTAAGAATGTACCATATAAAATCCATTTCTCAACAACAACTCCTGTTGGGTCTAACATTTCAAGGTCAATATCTTTCTTGTAACCTGCAGCATAACCCATACGACCTGTAACAGATTCAGCGTGTAAACGAACCCACTCCATAAGAGCTTGTGACGCAGAAGGTCCAATTGGGTCTCTAAATTTAACAGAAATCTCATCCCAATTAAATCTTCCCGCAACATACGTTGAGGTATTTAAAAATTGAATCTCAGTTGAGTTAATTTTAATTGAAGGTCTTGCAGCACTTTCTACAAACCATTCGTTAATCCCTAAGCTTGATGGAAACCTTAGTATGAATCGATTTTGTCTTTTCGGTTCGTAAGGAATCGGCATTTTCATCAATAAATCAGCCATATTATTTTAAATTAGTTTTTCTTTGTTTATTATCATAAATATATCCAAATGGAAAATATTTTTATTGACTTTCTGAAATTAAAT